TCCTCGCTCGGCATTGCCGAGGTGGGCGAGCCTCTCTCCGATGAGGTCGCGCAGCCGGACATGGTTGAGGAGGATCCCGAGACGAACAGCGCCGACCCCGAGGCCGAGGCCCGTCGCTCCATGCTGGACGCCTGCGAGAAGCGCAGCATCCCCGCCGAGCTTCGCTCGCAGAGTAATGAGGATGGCACGGTCACTATCCGTGGCTATTCGGCGGTGTTTGACCAAGAGGCCACGGGCCTCCCATTCCGTGAGGTTATTCGCAAGGGCGCGTTCAAGCGCTCCTTGGACAACGGCGACGAGTGCTACCTGCTCGTGAACCACAACACGGATGAACTGCCGCTGGCACGCCGGTCGTCGGGGACTCTTCGACTCGGCGAGGACGACTACGGACTGTGGATTGAAGCCGACCTTGACCCGGCCAATCCAAGGAGCGCCGAACTGATCAGCGCGCTGTCAAGATCCGACGTTTCGGAAATGAGTTTCGCCTTCACGGTTGCACCTGACGGCCAGCGTCGCAGCAAAGACGGCCTGAGGGAGTTGCTTGATCTCAACATCTTTGAGTCAAGCGTGACCACCTGGGGCGCGTACTCGCAGACCTCAGTCGGCCTGCGTTCCGTCGGGGCTGACGATGACCTCGCTGCCCGTTGGCTAGCGAAGAAGTGGGAATTGAAGCGGCGCAAGCACGCCCGCTAGTCCCTCCACATTCCACCCGCATTTGCGGGCTTGCCCCCGGCGCGTTCGCCCCGGCGGTCTTTACCCCTAATCGAAAGGAGATCGGGCATGTCCATGCTCGACACCTACCGCGAGCAGCGTTCGGCTGCCGCTGCGGCCCTTTCGGATCTCATCGCGGGCGAGGCTTCTGAGGAGTCGTTCGCCGCTGTTGAGGCCCGTGAGGCCGAGATCGCTGATCTTGACGGCAAGATCAGCACGCTGGAGTCTGCGGAGTCCCGCAAGGCTGCAATCGCCGAGACCAAGGTCGAGGCCGGTGTCGGCTTCGCTCAGGTCACCGAGCAGCGCACCTACAACGCGCACAGCAAGTCGTCGTTTGTCCGCGACCTCGTGTTCGCGCAGACCCGCAACGACGCCTCCGCATGGGAGCGGCTCAACCGCCACATGCACGAGGAGTCAATCGAGTCCCGCGACATTGGCCGCGCTGACGGCGCTATCGGCGAGTTCGTCGTTCCGACGTACCTGCTGAACGCCTATGCCGGTGCGCTGCGCCCGGGTCGGACGACTGCCGACCGGCTCACCGGCCAGACGCTCCCCACTCTGACCGACCAGATCAACATTCCCCGCATCACCACGGGAACCAAGTCCGGCTGGCAGAACGGCGACAACACCGCCACCACCACGCAGGACATGGTGACGACCTACGCCACCGGCGAGGTTCGCACCCTGAGTGGCTACACCAACCTGTCCATTCAGCTCTTGGAGCAGTCTGCGGTGTCGAACGGCATTGATGCCGTCGTGTTTGCAGACCTTCTGCGCGACATGGACTACCAGATCAACGCCGCCGTGATCAGCGGCGTCGGGACCGCCGGCCAGATGCAGGGCGTTCTCGGCGTCGGCACCGCGATCACCTACACCTCGGGCACCCCGACCGGCGCGGGCCTGCACGCGGCCATCGGTCAGGCGATCTCCAAGGTTTCGGAGGCTCGCTTCGACGATGTTGAGGCTGTTGTCATGCGGCCTTCGCACTGGTACTGGCTGTCCTCGCAGACGGATTCGGCGGGCAGGCCGCTCGTGGTTCCGACCGCGCAGGCATTCAACCCGATTGCGACTCAGGACGCTCCCGTCGCTAAGGGCATGGTCGGTCACATTCACGGCGTTCCGGTCTACCTGGATTCCGCGATTCCGAACAACCTCGGTGCAGGCACGAACGAGTCGCGCATCCTTGTGGGTCGCTTCTCGGACTCGTGGCTCTACTCGGGCGGCATCAAGACCCGTGTGCTGCCGGATGTCCTCAGCTCGCAGCTCAGCGTGCGGCTTCAGGCATACCAGTACACGGCTCTGGTTCACCGCTACCCCGCTTCGCTGGCGTTCGTTTCCGGCACCGGCGTGGTTGCTCCGTCCGGCTTCTAGTCGGAACTCTGCTGAGTGGGGGCGGGCAACCGCCCCCACTCACAGGAACCAGCAATGACAGACGACGACTACCTCGCCGCCCTGCACGCGGCACTCGCCCGCGAGAAGAACCCCGACGCATTCAAAGCACTCCTCCACGAACTGGACCGCTTCATCGACAACCGCGTGCAACGCGCCCGTCACACCCCCGATGGCGAGCGGCGCTAGCACCCATTGAACTCGTGTGGGGACCGGATGCAGGGCCGGTCCCCACACGACCCCCTGCCCGAAAGGCCACCCTGTGAACAAACTTGCCGCACTCATGGTCACCAACGCCCTGTGGACCCGATCCGGCTACGGCACCCAAGCCAGACAGCTCCTCACCCGCATGGCGAAAGACGGGCACGCGCTCGCCGTCGCCGCGAACTACGGGCTGGAAGGCACCATCACCGAATGGGACGGCATCCCCCACTTCCCCCGGGGAACCGACGCCTATTCAAACGATGTGGTGACCGCGTACTACCAGGACTGGACGGGCAGGCACTCGGGCCGGTCGCCGCTGCTGATGACGCTGTATGACGTGTGGGTTTTGAACGCGAGCATCTATGACGAGGCTCCGGTGGCGTCGTGGGTGCCGATTGACTGCGCGCCGGTCGCGGAGGGTGTCGCGGCGTTCCTGTCGAAGCCGAATGTGACGCCGATTGCGATGAGCCGGTTCGGTGAGCAGACGATGCAGGACGCCGGGATCGACTGCCGGTATGTGCCGCACGCCATCGACACGGACGTGTTCACGCGGACTGAGACGGTCGATACGGCTGCGGGTCCGATGACTGGCCGGCAGATCATGGGCGTTGACGGCGACCAGTTCGTCATCGGCCTGGTGAACGCGAATCAAGACCGCAGGCCGAGCCGGAAGGCGTGGCCCGAGAACCTTCTCGCCGCTTCCATTTTCTGTCAGGCCCACGACGACGCGGTGGTCTACATCCATACGGAGCGCCACGGCCTCATGGGCGGCTTGAACATGGACGACCTGTGCAAGGCGGTCGGCTTGCGTGAGCATCAATACAAGTTCGTGAACCAGTACGCATTCCGACAAGGCATCCCACAGGAGGGCATGGCTGCCCTGTATTCGGGCTGCGACGTGCTGCTTGCGGCCTCCTATGGGGAGGGCTTCGGGCTGACGGCTCTTGAGGCGCAGGCGTGCGGGCTTCGGGTCATCCTGAATGACTGGTCGGCGCAGTCGGAGCTGTGCGGGGATGGCTGGCTGACGGCGAATCAGCCGTGGTGGAATCCCGAGTTCAAGTCGTGGTGGAAATCCCCGAGTGTCTCGTCGATTGTCGAGTCTCTTGAGGCCGCGTATGCCGCTCCTCGGGGCCATTCGGACAAGGCTCGGGCGTTCGCTGTGCAGTATGACGCGGATCTGGTGTATCGGCAGCGGTGGCGTCCGGTGCTTGCGGAGTTGGCCGCATGATCCCGGTGATGGTGGTGCCGGTGCTGGCGCGGCCCGATCTGCTGTCAAGGATGATTGACAGCGTTGACTTCCCGGTCGGGCATCTGATCGTCATCGACAACGGCGGCTGCGTTGACACCGACCGGCTTCGATCCGAGCAGATCGAGCGCGTGTCCGTGGTTCGGATGCCCGCGAATCTCGGTGTCGCCGGGTCATGGAACCTCGGCATCAAATCGGCACCGTTCGCGCCGTGGTGGCTGATCGTCAACTTCGATGTGGTGTGGCCTGCCGGGTCGCTGGAGCGGTTCGCGATTGAGTCCGACCCGTCTGCGCTCGTCCTCTCGTATGGGTCGCCGCCGTGGTGCGCGTTCGCGCTCGGCGAGCGGGTCGTCCACGAGGTGGGCCTGTTCGATGAGGCGCTGCACCCCGCGTATTTCGAGGACAACGATCTTGAGCGACGTTGCGAGGCTGCCGGGGTGCCGGTGCGCCGGTCCACGATCCCAGTGCGTCACGACAACTCGTCCACGCTGGCAGCCGGGTACGCGGTGCGGAACAGCGAGACGTTCAGCGCGAATGCCGAGTATTACGGGCGCAAGCTCGCTCGCGGCGACATCTCCGAGGGCCGCTGGAGCCTTCACAGGCGTCGGGAACTGTCATGGGACTAGACCTTCCCCGGGACCGTTTCGGCTTCCACAACACGCACAGGGGCGACACGGTGTGGGTTCTGGCCTCTGGCCCGAGCCTGGACTACATCCCTCGGGAGTTCTTCCACGACAAGGTGTGCGTCTGCGTGAACAACGTCGGCGTCACGCTGCCGCTGCCCTACTTCTACACGGTCAGCCACTACCACCGGGATGCGATGCGGGTCGCGGAACAGCGACCGGATCTTCCGGTGATCGTGCCGGAACTCGACCTCGGGCGGTTCGGCCCCGAGGCCGCGAACCGGGAGCCGACCGAGCCGAACATCTACCGCTTCCCCACGAACGATCAGCAGTTCTCGTCGTTCGACCCGGCGCGGGACTGGCCGACCGATCCGCACGCGCTCGTCGCCGGACCCACCAGCCTGCACATGACGATGCATTTCGCCCACTATCTCGGCGCGGCGCACATCGTCCTCGTCGGCGCTGACTGCGGGTCGCTGGATGCGGCGCAGAACTTCACCGGGTATGCGCGGGGCGACAACCCGTTCCCGATCTGGCAGGCCACCCTGACCGGCGTCGCCGACCAGATCCGCGCCCGGGGCACGTCGGTGCATTCCCTGAACCCGTTCGTGAACTTCGCCCTAGAGGGGCACACCTTCCTCGGGCCAACCGTCCACATCAACTAGGAGCCACATGAGCCTGTATGCGACCACGGCGCAGATCAAGGCGGCGCTTCGTATCTCCGACAGCGTGGACGACACGCTCATCTCCACGGCTGGTTCGGCGGCTTCCGAGCTGATCGATTCGTACACGGGTCGTGTGTTCGGTGCCGGGACTGTCGCCTCAACGCGCTACTTCTCGGCCCGCAAGACGACGCACGTCGAGGTGGACGACATGCCGTCCGCGCCCGTGTGGGTGAAGTCGTCCACGAACCGGGACGGCGTGTATGACGTGACGTGGGATCCCTCCGACCTCACGCTGCTTCCCCTGAACCAGTTCATTGACGGCCTCACCTGGCCGTACACGGCCATTGAGACGCTGAACGGCAAGACGTGGCAGATGGCGTTGCGGGACGAGCCGACTATCGCGGTGAACGCGGTGTGGGGGTTCCCGACCGTGCCCATGTCGATCACGCAGGCCGCGATCATTCAGGCGTCGCGGATCTTCAAACGGCTCGACTCGCCCCTCGGTGTCGCCGGGTTCGGGGAGATGGGCGTCGTCCGAGTCACCAACGGCCTTGATCCCGACGTGGCGCAGCTGTGCGCCCCGTACCGGCGTCTGCGGACTGCGCTGTGACCGTCAGCGACCTCCGCTCGGGACTGGCCGCGAACCTCGCGAACATTCCCGGTCTCCGCACGTCCGCGTGGGTGCCCGACAACCCGACCCCGCCCATCGCCGTCGTCCTCCCCCAACGCATCGAATTCGATGCCGCGTTCGGGCGCGGCATGGACGAATACACGTTTGAGGTGCTGGTCATCGCGCAGCGCATGAGCGAGCGCACCGCCCAATCCCTGCTCGACGGGTTCTGCAACCCGACCGGCGCACAGTCCGTCAAGACGGCGCTGGAGTCAGACAAGACCCTCGGAGGCAAGGCGTTTGACCTCCGAGTCACCGAGATGAGCAATTACGCCTCAATCACGCTCTCGGAAACGCAGTACCTCGCGGCCACCTTCTCGGTGACCGTCATCGCCAATTCCTAGGAGACACCCATCATGGCAAAGCAGATCCTTCAGAACTGCTCGATCTCGGTCAACGGGACCGCGCTCGGCACCTCGGCCCGACAGGTCGAGCTCAACATCACCGTGGACGATAAGGAAACGACGGCTTTCGGTGACGGCTGGAAGCAGCGCATCGCGGGGCTCAAGGACGCCTCGGTGAAGATCGACTTCTACCAGGACTTCGCGGCTGCGTCCGTTGACGCAACCCTGTTCCCGCTGTTCGGCACCCTCGCAACCGTCGTCATCATCCCCAACGGCGGCACCGCGACGGCAACGAACCCGTCCTACACCGCCGTGTGCCTGATCAACCAGCTCAGCCCGGTGGCCGGCGCTGTCGGCGACGTGCTCACGCAGTCGATCACCTGGCCGACCAGCGGCACCGTCACCCGCGCAACCGCGTAGCCGCACTCCCACCGACCCTGCAACGTAAGGAGACCCTGCCATGATGCGGATTGCGTTGAAAGTCAGTTACGACGACGGTCGGGAGCAGGCCGTCATGGTGTCTGCTCCCGACCTAATCGCTTTCGAGCGCCACTTCGACAAGCCCATGTCCGTGATCGGGCAGGGCCGCATCGAGTACCTGTGGTGGGTGACGTGGCACGCCTGCACCCGTTTGAGCCACACGACGCTCGTGTTCGATGACTGGATCGCGACTGTGGCCGAGATCGGCGACGACAAGGCGGCAGATGCGGAGCTTGTCCCTTTGGGGAGCAGTCAGCCCATTGGAGCCTGACGCATCTGGCATTTGAGTGGGGGGTGCTGCCGCACCAGTTGGAGGCGTGCAGCGACCGCGAACTGGCGACGATGTTCCGCTACCTGCATTGGCGGCGAGTGCAGGAGGCCGGCTGATGCCGCTGCGTGTGGATGTGAAGGGCGTCAAGCACGTCGAGAGCGTGCTGGATTCGCTGGCCGCTGAGACCGTGCTTGACGAGATCGACTCCAAGTTGAAGCAGGCGGGCGACCGTATCGCTCGTGCAGCCAAGACCCGGGTGCCTGACGATGGCCTGTCGGGCTGGGGCCGGTGGCGGGAGCGTCGAGGCACCCGGTATTCCAGTTCGGGGCGGGTGTCGGGGATCTTCAAGAACCTCGACTACTCACGGTCCAAGATCCAGCGGGGCATTCAGACGCGGATCCGCAACCGGAAGCGATCCAAGAGCAAGGCCGATTTCGCCGCGTATGTGATCCAGAAGGATGCCGCCGGCGCGATCTACGAACTCGCCGGGTCCGTGAACGACCGCAGCGGCCAGCTCGTCGGCGGGTCGGCGCTGTTCGGCCAGAACATCAACCGGAAACGCGGCGAGTTCTATCCCCGCATCCTCGGCCCCGCATACGACTCGCAGGCCGACAACTCCATGAACTTGATCAAGCAGGCCGTTGACATTGCGACGGCTCACGCGCAGCGCGAACTGGATAAGGGAGGGAACTGATGGCTAAGGCCGCAGTCATTGTCTCAGTTCGCGGCGATGTAAACCTCGGCGATATCGACAAGGCTCGGGCGACTCTCAATCGGCTTGAGGCCGATATCAAGGGGACGCAGACTTCGACCGCTCAGGCGTCGGGCGCGTTCGGCGGTCTCGGCAATTCGTTGAAGGCGCTCGGCGGCATCATGGCTGCCACGTTCACCGTGACTGCGGTGACGGATTTCCTCCGCGACTCCATGCAGGCCGCGATGGAGGACCAGAAGTCGATGGTCGCTCTCGCGACCGCAATGGACAACGTGGGGCTTGCGAGCAAGAACGCGGCATCCGAAGAACTTATCCGCTCAATGTCGATGCAGTTCGGCGTCGCGGACGACAAGCTCCGTCCCGCGTATCAGCGTTTGATCACCGCAACGAAGGATGTTGGTCAGGCGCAATCACTCCTCAAGACCGCGCTGGATATTTCTGCTGCCGGATACGCTGACACTGAGAGCGCGGCCAAGGCTTTGAGCGCTGCCGCGATGGGCAATTTCACCGCATTGCAGCGACTCAAGCTCCCGATTGATGCGAACGCGATTGCGGCTAAAGACTTTGATGCGGCGATGGTGTCGCTGAACTCTGTCGTCGGCGGGCAGGCTGCCGCTGCCGCCGAGACGTATCAGGGCAAGCTGAATCGGATGACCGTCGCGGTCGGCGAGGCCAAGGAGACCATCGGCTACGCCTTCCTGAATGCCATTGACGACGTGTCGAATGCGTTCGGCGGTGCCGACGGGGCCACGTCCATGATCGCTAAGTTCGGCGATGAGATTGCCGACCTCATTTCCAATGCCACGCGGGCCATTCCGGTTCTGTCGAAGCTCGGCGACAGCCTGTTTGGCGCTGGGTCTGGTTCGCGGATCATGGGCGCTGGGTTTGATGCCGCGCTCGCATCGGTGAAGAACTTCGTTGGCGGCCCGTTCTCTGTGGCCGTTGACACCTATGACGCGCTGACCAAGAAGGAGGAGGACAACTCCGCTCAGGTCTCCGTGCTGACGGCCAGGTATGCGGGCCTTGCCGCTGCGATTGATGCCGCGAACACGGTCGCTGCCGGTCGCGCTGGTCGAGGATTCGGGACGTATCAGTCGGCGCAGGACGGGCGTGATTGGGGAGCGTTCTATCAGGGAAACCAGTCGGCGCAGGCTGCTGCCGCCGGTGCGCGCACATCGATTGACTCAATCCTCGCGAAGGCCGCAGAGGCGGCGAAGAAGCTCGCCACAGGCGGTGGCGGTGGATCTTCGGGCGGGTCGTCCGGCCCGAGCGCCGCCGAGAAGAAGGCACAGGACGCCGCGAACAAGGCCATTGATGCCATGAAGCAGCGGTTTGACCAGTTGAAGTCCTACGCGGAGCAGGCTGGCCGTGCGGTCACCGGGTTCCTGTCGATTGATGCGGCGTTCACCGCGTTCTCGGATCGGCAGAAGGCCGCGTCGGATGCCTACGCGGCGCTGATCGAGGCGCAGAAGCAGATCGGCGAGGAGGCCACGCAGTCCGAGAAGGACCGGGTGGCCGAACTCCAGAAGGTGTATGACTCCGCGAAGGAGGCTGCGGGCAAGGGCGCTTCGGACATTGTGGGCGAGTTCGTGGCCCGGGCTGAGAAGGCGAAGCAGTTCGGCGAGAAGCTGAAGATCCTGCTGGCGAACAACCTGAACAAGCAGACCTTCGACGAGATCGCCGGCATGTCCGCTGACCGTGGCACGGAGATCGCGGACGCTTTCATCAACGGCAACATCTCCGAGAACATCAGCCGCGTCAACGACGCGGTGAACTCGGCCAAGGTCGTCGCAGATTCGGTCGGTGTTCAGGCGGCGACGACGTTCAAGGATGTCGGCGAGGGACTGGCTCTCGGCATGATGCAGGCACTCGCCTCCATTCTGGATCCCAACAGCAAGCAGGCCAAGGCGCTCAACGCCATGATGGATGGCTTTGCCGGTTCTCTGCGCCGCGTGACCACCGTCGATATCGTGACGCGCCGGTACGAGGCGGGCCAGCCGCCGCCGGAAGTGCCGGTGGGCGTGTCGCAGCCGGTGTCGAATGCGTCAGGGTCCGGTGGCGCTGCCCAGGTGTCGTCGTTCAATCAGATGACGCAGACGCCCACGGGCAACTGGTTCGGCGGGATCCGGCTGTTCGCTGACGGTGGTCTGGTCACGTCGCCGACGCTCGGCATGGTCGGCGAGGCCGGTCCTGAGGCGGTCATCCCGTTGTCCCGCGCAGGCTCCATGCTCGGCGGCGGCAACACGTACCAGATCACCGTGCAGGCCGGGATCGGCGATCCGCGCGCGATCGGCCAGCAGGTCGTCGAGGCAATCACCCGCTTCGAGCGGGCCAATGGCCCGGTCTACGCGAAGGCGTGACGATGAAGGTCGAGATCGGCTTCAACCTCTCCGTCAACGGCGTCGGCAACTGGTTCACGCTCGACGACGCCACCAAGGGCAAGCTCGACAACGCCACCTACAAGCTCGCGGGCGAGGTCCTCACCGACGTGACCTCGACCCTGCGCGAGGTCAGCGTCCGGCGCGGACGCTCGCGCACGCTCGAGCGGTTCACCGCGGGCAATGCCTCGGTGACGCTCGACAACCGCAACCGCTACTTTGACCCGCTGTATGGGCCGACGATCGGCGGGACGCGCACGAACCTCGTGACGAACCCGAACTTTGAGGTGGGCACGGCGGGGTGGATTGTGATCGGAACAGGATCAGCAGCCCGCACTACATCCGATTGGGTGTTTGGCGGGGCCAGCGCACAAGTCACTCACGGGGCAAGCGGGTTCAGTGGCCTAGCGACCACGTTCACGCCGTTGTCGGGCAACATCTACGCCTTCTCTGTCTATGTGCGCAACACTGCTGGCGCTACCCGCAATTTCTACGCGCAAATCGGTTGGTCTGGTGGAACGTATAGCACTAGCCCAACCACATCGGTCAGTTCGGTGATGGGTTGGACCCGGCTCACAGCCATTGGAGTAGCGCCCAATTCCAACGCAGCGAATCTATATGTGGTGACTGCGCAAAGTTCCGTGGCGGGTCAGGTGTCGCTTGTGGATGCCGCACTTGTGGAGCAGTCCGCAACCTTGAACCCCTACTTTGACGGCACCTACGCTGACTCGTCAATCAGCGTGAACTCGCAGGCGTGGAACGGCACGGCGAACGCCTCCACCTCCACGCTCGTGTGGAACTCTGACCCCGGCTCGCCCTACTTCGGCTCCATCACGCCGCGCCGCATGATCCGGCTGTCCGAGGACGGGGTGAACCTTTTCACGGGCAACGTCGAGGACTGGGCGTGGGACTACGACATCGGCGGGGACTCCGTGGCGATCCCGCGGGCAGTCGACGGCTTCGCCACGCTCGCCCTGGCCACCGCCACCCCGGGCACAGCCACGTCGCAGACGACCGGGCAGCGCATCGGGACCGTGCTCACGCAGGTTGGATGGCCGGCCACCGACCGGGTCATCTCCACGGGAGCCGCCACGCTCGACGCGGACGTGGTGCAGCCGAACACGAACGCCCTGAACTACATCCAGACGGTCGAGCTCTCCGAGCCCGGCGCCGCGTTCATCGACGTGAACGGGTCATTCAAGTTCCTGTCCCGCACCGACCTGCAGAACTACTCCACCAGCTCAACTGTGTTCGGCCCCTCGGGGATCCCGTTCGTGGACTACGAGGCCGCCTCGATCACCGAGGACATGAAGAACCAGGTTGCGATCACCTGGTCGGCCGGCACGGTGGTCGGCGGCACCGCGACTGCCTTCGACCAGACCTCCATCGACACCTACGGCCGCTTCTCGTACCCGGCGAGCACCCTGCTGTCGTCGTCGGCGCAGGCCGCCGACCTGGCCAGCTGGCTCGTGGCGACCTACAAGACCCCGACGCTCCGGTTCAACTCCGTCACCGTCGCGCTGCACGGGCTGTCCTCCAGCCAGGTCGCTCAGGTGCTGGCGCTCGACCTCGGGGCGCCGGTCTCCGTGCAGTGGACCCCGAACAACATCGGCTCCGCCATCGCGCAGTACGTGGTCATCGACCAGATCGAGCACACGGCAACCCCCGACTCCCATTTCGTGAAGTTCACGCTGTCGCAGTCCGCGGCCGCGTTCGTCCTCGACAGCGCCCAATTCGGCGTCCTCGACACCAACCGCCTCGGATACTAGGAGACCTGCATGGCCGTCAAAACCTCATGGACCGCTGGCGATGTGCTCACCGCCGCAGACCTCACCGACACCTTCGCCGCCAAGGCTGCGCTCTCCGGAGCGACGTTCACCGGGGCCGTCAATTTGAAGGGCGGCGTCGAGGTCGTCTCGGCGACGCCAGTCATCGACTTCAAGACTGCTGACGCTGAGGACTACGACTGCCGCATAGCGCAAGAATCAGACGGTTTGACTCTCTACGTTGGCGGCAACGGCGCAACCTTCGCTGGTCTCAAGGTATCCAGTGGCGGAACGACGACGCTCGCGGCTAATGCCAAGATAGAAACCAATGGGGGGACATTTCGATCTGCGAGCATCGCTGGGAGCACAACTGCCTCGGCAGCCAACATGTACATTTCAAGCACCGCTGGGTCTGAGTACATTTCACGTTCCACGTCGTCCATCAAGTACAAGACCGACGTGGAGGACGCCACCGCCGCCGAGCAGGACGCCGTCATCAACGGCCTGCGCCCAATCACCTACAAGTCGCTGTGCGAGAACGACGACGCCAACGCCCGCTGGTGGGGATTCATCGCCGAGGAGGTCGAGCAGATCGACCCGCGCCTCGTCCACCACGGCGACGACGGGGAGCCGGAGGGCGTGCAATACGACCGGATCATCCCCGCGCTCGTCGGCTACATCCAGCGGCTGGAGGCCCGCCTCGCGGTCCTCGAAGCGAAGTAGACGTTTGAGCGCCAAGGCGGAATCTCGGCCGTCGGCCACCCCTGACTAAAGGTGAATGTCAGCCCCTCCTCGTAGCGTGGAAGCCACAAGAAAGCCCCACCCCGGGTGCAACCGGAATGGGGCGGACCACCCACCTACGTGACTAGGAGGTCCGTCATGGCCATTCTGCTGTACCAAGCCGTCAACGAACATCTCGACGATCTGCGCGCCAAGGGCCGCACAAAGTCCACGCTCGCCAACCACCGCCAGGCGCTGATGCACGCAATCGACGCCTGGGGGAACGTGGACTGCCGGGACATCCGCGAAGAGCAGATCACCCGGTACTTCGCGTGCGTTCGGCCAGTTCCTTCGCCGCCGCTCCCTGTGGCCCCGCGACTTCGACCCGATGGAGGGCTGGAGCGTGAAGGGCGCGACCCGCGTGGAACGGCTCTGGCTGACCGTCCCGCAGATGGTGGAGCTTCGCGAGTCCGAGCCGTGCCCGCGCAACCGCGCCCTGTTCGCGCTCGGCACCTACACCCTCGGCCGCGCCGGCGAGATCACCAGCCTCAAAGTCGGCGACCTCGACCTCGAGCGGAACAACCTCGTGCTGTACCGGCACAAGACCCGCCAATGGGACCGCCTGCCGGTGTGCGAGGAGCTCGGCGACGAGATGCGCATGTGGCTGGGCCACTACCGCGCGGTGATGGGCGAGCTCGACCCTGAATGGCTGCTCGTCCCGGCGATGCACCCGGTGCCGATGATCGGCGTGATCGGCTCCAAGCGACTGGTTCCCTCGGGAGCTCCGCGGAAGATGAAAGTTGAATCTCCGATTTCCAAGCCTTCATCGCTCGCGTCGGAAGCACTGCGCCGGATCGGATTCCGGGAGCCAGGCAACGGCATGCACGTCCTACGCCGGTCAAGTGCGCGAGAGATGTTCGAGCAGCTGCGCGCCGACGGATACGACCACGCACTCCGCAGGACTGCGAGCCTGCTCGGGCACATGCACACCTCGGAGACCGAGCACTACATCGGCATCGACGGCGAGCGCCGCGCCCGTGACGAGATGCTCGCAGGCAAGCGCATGTTCAAACTCGCGGCCTAGCCGCGCCGCACGAAAGCCCCCGCCGATGGTGGGGGTTTTCGCATGTCCGAAGGGATATCCGCTCATGTCCGAGGTCGTCATCACCACGCAGCAGATGTATGACTTGCTGCTCAAAGTTGATCGCACCCTGACACAGGCAGTCGCAGACCTGAGGGCCACCGGGAACGTCGTCGCCGACCACGAGTCCCGCATCCGCTCCATCGAAGGGGAAGAGGACGTGTCCCGCCGCCTCACCGAGATGGAGGAGACGATCAAGGCGATGAGCGTGCAGATCGAGGACTTGAAGAAGCGCCTGTACGCGATCCCCGGCGCATCGGTCCTCATCGCGCTCGCCGCCATCGTCCTCACGCTGATCCGCACTTACTGAACACCCCGCACACGCCCCGGCTTATGCCGGGGCTTTTCCGTTTGGAGTCCAAGTGAAAGACCAGATCCTCGCCGCAGCGGCAACGCTCGTGAAGGTGTTCCTCGCTGCCGCGCTCGGCCAGATCATCGTCGGCGGCATCGGCGTCCTCGACCTCGACGCGAACGGATGGAAGGGCGTCGCCGCAGCCGGACTGAGCGCGGTCATCGTCACCGGATACAACTGGATCAGCCCGAATGACACCCGGTACGGGATCGGCGCGGGCAAGGCGGGCGAGTGATGGCCGGCATCTCGCTGAACGGCTGGCCGGTGATCGAAGGGCGCGGCGATCCGCGTCTGGCGACCGGCACCGTCCCGGGAACCAGCCGCAAGCTCACGACCCGCAAGGAGGCGCTGCCGCTGTTCCTCGCTATCGCCGCCGACTGGCATCGCTGGATCCACCCGATTGACCAGGGCGCATGGGATGAGGGCGGATACATGAACCGCGACGCCCGCGCCGTACCGGGCCGCAAGTCAAATCATGCGAGCGGCACCGCCGTCGATATCGACTGGGGTTCGGTCGGTGCGCCGACCGCCGCAAACCGCCTGTATTGGGCGCGCAAGGACAAGCGCAGCCGAATCGAGCAGATCAAGAAGGTGTACCGCATCATCAACTGGGGCGGCGACTGGTCGGGATCGAACTTCGACCCGATGCACATTGAGCTGAAGCGCGGCACGAGCGTCGGCGATGTCGCCGCCGTCATCAAGAAGCTCGGCATCAAGCCGGACGGCACCCGCACGAAGAACTGGGCGGGCCTTCCGTTGGTAGGTGGCTCACTTCAATGAGCCTTGCCGACCGTCTGCAACAGGCTTCGCCTGTGTTCCGTGGGCTGCCGTGCCCTATCGCAACGATCATGGCGCAACTGGAAGAACGTGACCGGGTGGAGTTGCTGACCCAACTCGACGTGCCTGCGGGCACGACGGGCCGCATGGCGAACACGACTATTGCGGCGGTGCTGACTGAGGAGGGGTTCGCGGTGCATTACAAAGGCGTGGAACGTCACCGCAACCGGCTGTGCCGCTGCTTCATGGGGACGGGCCTGTGAGCCTTGCCGACCGTTTGGAGTCGCTTGCGGCTGCCGGTTCAACGGTTCCTCAGGTGCGGTCGGCTGCGCCGTCTGGTTGGGAGCCGGGAGTCCGGTACGAGCCGGACGGGTCGCGCATCGTGACGTTGCCGCCGTCGCCGGAATTGTCTGACGAATCATCGTGGTCGGCTGCGGTGGAGTCGCTTGGGGTTTCGGTGCCCGCCGGGTATCGGGTGCGCCTGGTGGAGGCTAAATACGATCCGGCTGCTTGGCATCGGGACGCGGAGGGCGGCGATGCCGTGACCCGCCCGGTGTGGCGGTACAGGTTCGTGGTCGAGGTCGCGCCCGCCCGTATCGACGTTGACGATTTGCTGCGTTCGGTGCGGTCGCGCCGCAAGGCTCCCGCGCCCGCCGAGGGTGCCGCGTTCTGCTACGCCGTCGCCGACACCCAATGGGGCAAGCCCGATGGAGACGGCTCGGCGGGCACGGTGCGCCGGTTCTATGACTCGCTTGACCGTGCGGTACTTCGGTACAAGTACCTGCGGAAACGGAACACGGCTGGCCCGGTGCTGCTCCTCATCGGAGGGGACTGCATTGAAGGGTCGGAGTCCGGCGGGTCCACGCGCATGTTCAGACTGGATCTGACGGTCACGGAGATGGTCCGCGTGTACCGCCGGACGCTCGCCGACATGGTGACGGCGTTCGCGGAGCTGTCCGATGATGTGACGGTCGCGGTCGTGCCAGGTAACCATGATGAGGCGAAGCGGGTCGGTGATCAGATGGCGACCCGCTATGACGATTCGTGGGCGATTGAGGGCGCTTCGCAGGTTGCGGACGTGCTGTCGGCGAAGGGCCACAACGTCGGGTGGGTGTTCCCTGACCGGGACGGCCTGCATTTGACGGTTGAGGCTGCGGGTACTCGGGTCGGGCTGCTGCACGGGCATCAGACGCGGGGGAAGATGCAGTCGTGGCTCGCCTCGAAGGCGATGGCGCGTGACCCGATTGGGACGGCTGACGTGGTGGTGTCGGGTCATTTCCATCATCTGCGGTTGGAGCAGTACGGGGCGACGTGCTGGATGCAGACCGGAAGCCTTGATGGGGGCAGTCAATGGTTTGAGCATCGGGGCGGGTTGTCTGCTCCCCCGGCGGCGTTGACGTTCCTGGCCGCTGACGGCAAATGGAATGCGCTGGAGGTCGTGTGAGCATCCTTGACGAGCGTGCCAAGCACTACGGCACCGGCGACGAGAACATGTCCCGCATCGCCCGACTGTGGACCGCCTACCTCAACCCACGCCGCCCGATCACCGCGTCCGACGTGGCGTGGATGATGGTGATGGTGAAGGCGTCTCGCGCCCGTATCGACCCCGACCACCTGGACAATTACACGGACGCCAAGGGGTACACCGAGCTTGCCGAACGCCTCCGGTCAATGCGATGAAGGTCCGCGTGACAGTCGGAGACGTGTCCGTGACCGTGACCGGCGCAGCATTGACGGTGCGCCAGATCCGCGCCCTGTTAATGGACTGCGCCGGAATCTCGGCCACGTTGCAGACCGACCCCGAACCCGAGCCGGAACGGATCCCGCTCGGGTTCGGCGTCGTCACCGAACTTGCCAAGCCCGACGAACCGGACCTTTCGGAGTTCTTCGACGATTAGCCCTTGTCCTCGGCGATGATCGTCAGCCCGACATCCTTGGCATAAGACCATGTGTATTTGATCCCGGTCGCGGTGTCCGTGTATTCCTGAGCGCCCATCATGCCGTTGGTAGCGTCGAGTTTGACTTTCATGTCAGCTGGCATGTTGAGCGCAGTCAGGATGCACATTGTCGCGGCGAGGGCTTTGTCGCTTGTCGCGTTCTCCGTGACGAACCCGGTCGGCGTCGCCACCGGAATGCCCTTCAAGAACATGCTGCCGGGCTTGAACTTCTCCAGCCCGTCCGGCTGGCACTTGTTCACGATTGCCGCGTAGTCGGTTCCGGCTTTCGCTTCGGCGCGCTCCGCTGGAGTCGCATCCGAACTGCATCCTGCAAGCCCCAGCACCATTACTGCGGCCATCATTGCCTTGATCATCTTGTCTCCATCCCCCGATGTGCTCTGACTGTATCTCGCTGGACTGACAGGTGAAGCGGCTGCCGCTGCCCCCCGCCCGCGTGGCCCACAAAAGCCCGGGCGGGGGGCCACACCGCAGTTACAGGCCCGCGACGGCCCGGTACGGGGCCGACTGCGCGAGTTGCGCGTAACCCTGCGTCGTCGCCACCGACGCATGACGGCACAACCTGGCGACCGTCAACAGGTCACCGCCGGTCAGCCGGTACAGCTGCGTCGCGTAGGCGTGGCGCAGCGAATGGAACGTGTGCCCGGTCACCCCGACCTCGGCTGCTGCCCGCTGCCAGCGACGGTTGATCGACTTCGGCCACCACGGCCAGATCGGTGCCGGGTCGCCCGCATACGGGGCCAGCACGTCCACGACCCTCGGGTGCGCGGGGACGACGGCGATCAGCCCGCCTTTGCCCCGCACCCGCACCGCTGGCCCGTCATCGGTAGCCACCAGATCCGTTCCGGCGACCCGCGTCACCTCGCCCGCCCGCAGGCCGAGGAACGCCCCGAGAACCGTCCAGTCCCGCGCATCGGCGTCGGCCATCGTCAGGCATCGGTCGATATCCACGCGGGGAATCGGGCGCGGCTGGCGTCGCGGGACTTTGGGCACCTTCACCAACCGGGCCGGGTCGTTGCCGACCAGCCCTAGACGGTTCAGGTCCGCGAAAATCACCCGCATGGTCCGAAGGTAGGTGGCGCGGCTTGAGGCGCTCAGATCGCCTGAGAGGGCGTTTCTGAGGTGTTCCACGGTCGCCTCGCCCGGCGGGACGGCCAGATGCCGCAGGACGTAGATCCGCTGACGGATCGTCTCCTCCGACAGCCCTTCCATTCGCATTTGGTCGAGGTAGGCCCGTTCCAGCCCGTCGCGACCGGCAACGACCGTGGTTCTATTCACTTGGTTCCCCCCAGTTGTGAATGACCTTGATATGCGGGGGGGGGGGGGGGGGGCGCAAGTGCATTCGGTGTTTTGGTCTGCGACACGCCGACACGCGCCGTTTTGGGTCCGATTTGCAGGGGTCATGCGCTAGCCTCCGGTTCATTGGTTCGGTTAGAACCACCCCGCAGTCCGATATGGGTTCAAATCCCACCCGGGGCACCACCCGAGAAATCGGACTTGCGGAGCGGTCCTAGCCACGACGGTTAGGGGACCGCCGTGAATGAGTGTGCGACACATTCTGCAACCGCATCACGAGTAGGCCGGTCATTGATCGGTCAATCTTCCATTGGCGTACACGCCACCCACAGCTCCCCCACGCCGGGTAATCCCCCGTTCCCGGCGTGGGGGTCTTTGTCGTGTCCCGGGTCCGGTTGGGAAGCCGCCCGGGGCGCTCAGGTTCCGGCCCTTCCGTAGGCCGGATCGCGGCAGGAGAGGCCGCAGCGCACCACCACAACTGAATACCCCACCGGAAAGCGGGGGGCCGTGGCCCCTGCGACCACCAGCCACGGTCCCCCGCCTCACCCAATCGAGGTATCACCCATGACTCTTGACCTAGCAATCCTCACGGCTCTGGCCGTCACCTCTGTATGCACGGCGTTCGTCGCCTACTGGATCGGCGTCGGCCACGCAGAGCGCAAGGCCCGGGCCAGTGTCGAGCATTACCGCTCGGACGCCGCTACCGCCACCGCACTGTTCATGGCCGGACGGGACGACCGGCTCGCCGACGTGCTGGCCGAGCCGACCGGCCCGGTGCTGCGCGTCCTGCGAGGTGGCGCATGAGCTGGATCGCATTCACCACCGGCATTCTGACCGGCCTGATCCTGTTCCCCGTCGGGTTCCTGTTCGGCGTGTTCCTCCTGTCATTCCACCAGGCGATGCGCCGCAGCCGCGCCGAGCGCGACTGGCGCAAGTTCTCGCAGGTGATGGCGCGGGATTGGGAGACGCGATGATTCCCGAACTCGTGTTGTCGGCGGCGATGATGACCGCCCCTGCGACGGCTGGCACGGTTGCTGTCGCCCACGTCGCGCATACCGCTGCGGTGGTGCCGTCTCGCTGGCAGCGGTTCGCGGCGTGCGTATCGAACCGGGAGTCCCACGGCGACTACCGGGCACGCAACCGGGCGTCGAGCGCGGCAGGCCGATACCAGTTCTTGAAGGCGTGGCAGCGTGGCCTGTCGTTCATGGTCCGTGACCGGCTGATCGCGCACGGCATGGACAAGCCGACCGCGAAGTCCATCCAGCGTCGGCTTGCCAAGACCCCGATCCATTTGTGGGAGCCGTGGGCGCAGGATGCCGGGTTCATTGCGGTGATCACGTCGCCGCACGGCTGGCGGCATTGGTCGAACGGCGGCAAGTGCGACCGGCTGGCGGTGAACTGACATGACCGCAACCCCTGCAACCCTGCATACGGCGCTCGTGGCAGCGCTGGCCGACTTGACGAACCCGCCGAAGAACGCGAAAGCGAACCTCGGCCACGGCAAGCCGTACCAGTACGCGGACCTTGCGGCGATTCTGAACCACGTCCGGCCCGTCCTGGCGAAGCACGGCCTCGCCGTCACTCAGGATGTGGCGCTGGACGACGGCAGGCTCGGCATCACGACGACCGTCCATCACCTGTCAGGCGAGGCGCTGCGGTTCGGCCCCTTGGCGGGGCCGTCCGGCGGCAAGTGGCAGGACCTCGGCTCGGCGATCACCTACGCCCGCAGGTACGCGCTGTGCGCCGCGCTCGGCATCGCCGGCGACGATGACGACGACGCCGCCAGCGCACCAGTCGCCGACCCTGAACCGGCGTTCGCGTCGGACACCACCGTGACCCGGTGGGCCGAGCTGCTGCGGGCCGCAACCACAAGCGACGAACTCGCTGCGGTTGCCGATGAGATCAAAGCGCAGCGGGTCAAGCCTGCCGCACACAAAGCACTCCAAACCTTGTACGCGGAGCGCGTCAAGGCGCTGCTGGAGGTGTCCGATGCCGTTTGAGGATGAGACGCATTGCGGTCGGATGGACTGCGACCGGCTCGCGTTGGAGTGGTGGGAGGTGTACGTCCCCACCGTCGAGGGGTCGGTGGGTCGCGTGTTCCGGCACTACTGCGACCAGCACGCCGAAGCGGAGCGGGCCAACGACCTTGCCGCGTTCGGTGCCGATTCCTACATCCCCGGCTCCGAGGTCGGTGAAGCATGATGGATTGGACTGTCGTCACCGAGATGAATCCCGGCAATGTGCCGAGGCGCGTGAAGTACGCGAACCAGAAGTTCATGCCGTTGAGTCCGGCATCCCACGCCGCCGTGACGAAGCTCCGCTATCTGATGCGGGACAACGGCATCGGCATGGACTCGATGCGGCTGATGTTCGGCGAGGGGTTCCGGTCGCTGGATCTGTTGAGCGGTTGGGCCGTGTCGTGGGCCATCGACCAGATTCAGGAGTTTGAGCGCCAGCAAGGCGTGGACGAGGAGCAGGCGAAGCGCCGTATCGCCGATCACTACCTGGCGAAGTTCCCCCAGTTGCGGAGACCTGATGACGACGGGTGACGGGTTCGTGCTGCTGCCGATGCTGTGGTGCGGGGACTGCGGGGGCGAACGCCCCCATCACATGCCCGATTCGGGTGTGTCTGTGTGTGCGGCTTGCGGCTATGTCCGCGACGAGACCGAGGTGGGGGATCCATCGTGACGACACAACTTGATTTGTTCGCTGCGCGGGACGCGGCGATTGCCCGTGTTGACGATCACGCTGACGCGGAGTGGAAGGCGCATGTGACCCGGGTGATCGGGTGGTGTGCGGCGGCGTTGGGCGAGTTCACGACGGATGACGTGTGGGACCGCATCAACCCTGAGTTCCACACGCATGAGCCGAGGGCGTTGGGCGCGTGCATGAAGCGTGTCGCGGCTGCCGGCGTGATCGTGGCGACTGACCGCTACCGGGTGTCGAAGCGGAGCGAGTGCCACAACCGCCCGATGCGCGTGTGGCGGGCCGCATGACCCCCCGCAATGAGGGCGTCTGGCATTGCGACGTGTGCGACACGTTCGGGACGGGCGGTGCGGACGGCCACTACCGGCATTACACCCGTGAGCATTACCGCCCGGTCGTGAACCCTGATGGGCGTGAGTCCGCTCCCCGCCACTACGGGGAGGCGTGATGCCGGTCATCCTGCCGACCCCTGAGGAAGTCGCCCGCATGGATTGGCGCGAGCGTGAGAAGGCGATGCTTCGTGCCCGCCGGACGATGGCGGCGCTGCGCCAAGCCGAGACCGAGGTCGAGCGGGTGCTTGACCAGACGTGGAACGACGCCCGCACCAATTGGGCTGAGGAAGTCCGAACCGTTGCGACGCAACTCCATGCGAAGTACGGCGACGACCCGAACGCGAGCCAGCACCGGGCCGCACTACTGGATCAGTCGTGACCGCACCGAATCAAGAGGTCACGCTGGAGCATCTCGCGAAACTGTCGCGCCTGCTTGATGCCGCGACAACGGAGGTTGCCGAGCTTGACGAGGCCGCCGTTCGGGCGAAACAGGCCCACGAGGTCGCATCTGCACGCACCTATTTGACCGCCGAAGGCCCAGTCGATGCGCGCAAAGCGCAAGCGGTCGTGTCATGCGCCGACCTTGCGCTGGCCGCTGAACTGGCAGCCGCGAAGCACCGTGCCTGCCGGGAGCGCATCCGAACCCTCGGAGTGCAGATCGATGTCGGGCGGTCCCTTTCAGCCGCACAACGAAATCAATTCAACGCCGAAGCCACCGGCCAACACACCTAGGAGCGAAATGAGCGACACCCCTGCACGCAAGCCAGCCGAGAACATCGTGCCGTCGTGGATCGACCCCAAGGCCGTCCGAGTGTGGGCGCAGGCCAACGGGCACAAGGTCGGCGACCGTGGCCGCTTCTCGCAGGCCGTGATCAA